CTACCGCTGGCGCTGCTCGGACTGTGCCGCGTTCGGGACGACGTACGTGATGCCGAGCGCGCCGAGCACGGCCAGCGCGATCGTGACGCCCTCGCCGGTGGTCACGACGTTGTCGCCCATCGCGGTGTAGAGCGCCGCGAGGCCGGCGGACGCGCCGGAGACGATCGCCTTGGCGATCCTGCCTACCTTGAACATTGCCCCTCCTTGGGGATGGCCCGCCGTGGCGGGGTTAGCCCTCGGCCGGTTCGACCGGGGCGGGGGTGTCGTCGACGTCGCTCTCGTTCTCGGGGTCGGGCTCGTCGACGTCGTCCTGCAGCTCGACGTCGTGCGCGGCCAGCGCGGCCTCCACCCGCGCGCCGATCCGCTCCACCAACTCGTCGACGAGCAGTTCGTCGCCCTGGCCGAGCGCGGCGGCCAGGGTGGTGATGGTCGCCCCCTGGGCGGCGATGGTCTTCTCCAGCTTGCGGACCCTGGCGTTGGTGTCCTTGCCGTACGCCCAGGTCTGCCGCAGCCCGGCCTTCGGGTCGAGCTGCTGGCCGATGGTGAAAATGCCCTGCTGGCCAGCCCAGTGGGCGTCGGTCACCTTGTGCGTCAGGCTCGCCATGACGGCCTTGGCGACCTTCTTGGCGTCCGCGTCGGTGAGCGGCATGTCGTCCTCCTCGTGGTACATCGTGTAGCCGAACCCGTAGATGCGGGAGCTGGACCTGGGGATCCTCTTGCGATAGACGCCGTCCCCGTTGAAATAGCGGCCCTCCAGCGACCCGCTGGTGTTGCCGCCAATGGTGACGATCTCCGTCGCGGTGACCTGCTCGACCCACTCCACGTGCGTGCCGCCCTGCGGCCCGTAGTAGACCAGCGCCCCGGCCCGGGGCGTCTTCCCCCACCGGCCCCGCTTCTTGAACCAGGCCACGCCGTCCACGCAGCTGACCGTCCAAGGGAAGTCCTCGCCCGGCCTGAGCCCGGCGCGCTTGAGGCAGACAGACACGAACGAGTGGCACCAGGGGTAGCCGTAACCGCCGGCGGGGTAGCCCGGCAGTTTGCCGTACTCCCGGTTGAAGATCGTGTCGTTGGTGCCCTTCTCGCGGTAGCCGATGTGCTTGACCAGCTCCCGGCGGGCGGCTTCGACCGTGCTCATCCCTGACCTCCGTTCAGGCGCTCCTCAACGCGGGTCACCCGGGCCTGGATGTCCGCGACGTTCGTGGACAGGCCGTTGGAGACGATCTTCCGTACGCTGGCGACCTCGCCCTCCAGCGCAGCGAGCCGGGCAGGGAACCCGGGGCGGGCCTCCACGCCCGGCCTCGCCGGTTCGCCGTTCCAGTCGTCGAGGAAGTTCTGCACTCGCCGGATCGTCCGCAACATCCACCTGCTCGCTTTCCCAATGACGCCGAGCAGGCCGAGGCCGCCGGCGATGACGCCCGCTATCACGAACACGTCGACGGCGGGGATGCCCGTCACGTGACCCCCTTCGCGTTTGGCCCGCCGCGGCGGGCATGGTCATGCCGAGAGCGTGACCCGCCCGGCCGGTGTCACGACGTCGCCGACCCGCAGCCACACCGCCACCTGTCGGCCGGACGAGGCGGGCGGTCGGATCTTCGCGACGCGCTCCCTGCCGACGTAGTCCAGGAACGCCGGCCGCCAGTCCTCCTCGGCCGGGCGCTGGGCGACGGCGATGTGCACCGTGGCGAGGTCGTGCCCGGAGTACGGCACGACGAGCCAGCCGTCGCGGATCTCTGTACGCATGAGCGCCCCCCTTTCAGAGGACGGTGATGACGTCGATCTTGCGGATGATGTCCTCGGTCGCGGTCTGGACGAGGACGAACCGCTGCCAGTCGCCGGGGTCGAGCACCAGGTCGCCGTTGCGCGGCCCGATCAGCGACAGGGCCTCGACGAGGCCGGCCTGCGCGAGCGGATCCGGGTCCGGTGCGGTGCCGTCGACGAGCTGCACCGTGGTGAAGTCCTCGACTTCGGGGATCACGTTCGGGTCGAGGCTGTGGTAGACGCCCACCGTGGTGATGTCCGCGACGGTGCCCCGGGTGATCGTGATCGTGTTCGCCAGCCACTCGGTGCCGGTGTGGAACATCTCGGCCACGCTCATGCTCCTCTGCTGATCCGGGTTGGCCCGATCGTGGTGCTCGTGCGGGTGCCGCCCACCTCGGCCGAGCGCCGGGTGGGGCCGATGGTCACGCGCTCGCGCACCCGGGTCGGGCCCACGGTGGCCAGCCCACGCACCCTCGTGGGGCCGATCTCGACGGTGATGTCGACGACTAGGCGGGCCCCCGTAGCGCGGACGGACACTTCGGCGGCCGACCCGCCCGCGAAGGTGGGGAACCCAGCCCCGGTTGCCGTCGCGCCGACGGCCGCCGGCGAGCCGCCGACGACGGCCACAGCGCCGTCTCCGGCCGCGGTCACCGCCACCACGGCGATGGAGCCGCCGCCGACGTCGCCTTGCGTGCCGCCGCCGGTCGCGGTCACGCCGATGCTGACCTCGGATCCTCCGGCGAACCCTGGGCCACCCGCCCCCTCGGCGGCGATCGCCACCCCGGCCGCCGCGCCGCTCTCAACAGCGGGAACGCCCGCGCCGTCGGTGGCCACCACCGCGGCGGTCTCCGAGCCGCCCGCGATGCTGGGAAGGCCGTCACCGGTCGCGGCCGCGGTGACCGTGGTCTCGGCGCCGGACGCCGGGCCGGGAGCCCCCGCACCCTCGGCGGCCACCGTGACACTCGTTTCGGAGCCGTCGCCGGTGCCTTCGGTGAGGCCGCCGCCGGTCGCATCGACGACCACAGCCGCCTCGGATCCGCCGGAGAACCCAGCCGCACCGCCCGCCGTGGCGTCGACGTCGACGCCGGTCTCGCCCCCGCCGGAGAATCCGGGGCCGCCGTCCCCGGTGGCGGTGGTGGCCACCGTGGCGGTCTCGCCTCCGGCGGTGGCCACCGACCCGGCACCATCAGCGGCGGCGGTGACCGTGGCGTCCTGGCCTGCGGCCAGTGCTGGTGTGCCGGCCCCGGTGGCGGCGGTGGTGATCGAGGCCTGCGCCCCGCCCCGGCCGCCTGGGACACCGCCCGCCGACGCCGCGGCGCTGACGGTGGCCGCCGCACCACCCTGATAGGCGGGGGAGCCCGCTCCGGTGGCGGCCGCCGTGACACTGACGGCTTGGCCGCCGCTGGTAGCGGGTTTCCCGGCGCCGGTCGGGGTGGCGGTGACGGTGGCGGCCGAGCCTCCGGAATGGGACTCTCCGGCGCCGCCGGTGGTGACGACCGTGATGTCGTCGATCCACACGGTGTCCGAGCCGGCGCTGTCGCCGGTGTCCTTCTTGTACTCGAACTTGACGGAGGTGGCCCCGGCCACGTTGATGGCCGCCGACTGCGTCCAGGCGACCTCGCCGGACGCCTTGATCGTCTCGATGCCGCTGGTGCCGACGTAGAAGCGGAAGATGTCGAAGTCTTTCTCCGACGACACCCGATACCAGAACTGGATCGTCTGCGCGCCTGCGGGCAGCGTCAGGGTGGCCGTGGTCGTCTGGTTATCGGTGATCGTGGCCGCCTTCAGACTCCACGATCCGGTGTGTGCGGTGGTATTGGACCGGGCCCAGGTGCCGCCGCTGTAGGAGAAGGTGAAGTTGAGGGTTGCGTCCTCGAAGTCCTCGGTGATCGTCGCCATGCGGCGTCCCCGATCCCGTCAGTGGCGCCTACGCGGCGGTGTGGTTGATGGCTGTGCTCGCGGCGAGCAGCGTGTAGGTCCCGGCCGACGAGAAGGCCTGCGAGGTGAGGTCGGCGCCGCCGTAGTTCGTGCCCGACGTCGACGCGCTGTAGCCGCGCCACCCGGCGACCGTCGCCCCCGACGGGATGTCGAAGGTGAGGTCGGCGTTCGGGCGGATCGTGCCGCTGGACGCCGTCGTCCAGGTGACGGCCTTGCGGGCGTACGAGCCGCCCGTGATTTCCGTGCCGGAGCCGTCGACGAGCCCGATGTGCGTGATCTTGCTCGCCCCGGCGTCGGCGATCGCGTTCAGATAGGCGGTGGTCATGGCCATGGTGGTCCTCCAAGTACGTCGTGAGCTGGTTCGGTTACCGCATGAGGCCGGCGGACCGCATGGCGTTCATGAGGTCTCTGAGGGTGTCGTGCATCGCGGCGCAGTCCGCGCGCAGCTGCGTGTACGCGCTCCCGGACGCGTAGTCGCCCGTCTGCGACGACGGCGAGCCGAAGTTCGGGGGATTCGAGACGTTCGCGATCGGGATGCTCAAGGTCTCGCCGGAGCTGTTCTTCGCGCCGAGCTTGCCGCTGTTGCCGAACAGGCGGACACCGGAGCCGGGAGAGTCCGGGGAGGCATCCGGCAGGTCGAAATACTCCGACGCCTTGTTGACCTTGATGGGGGGGATACCACGGGCGATGGTCTTGAGCCGCTCGACCGTGTCCTGCAGGTCCTTGACGATCCGCTGCTGCTCGGCGGGGAACTTGTCCACCATCAGACGTGCGCCTCCTCAAGGATCAGCTGCGCCTCTTCCCGGCCGGTCGTCCGGGACACGGGGGTGATACCGACGCCGATCAGCCGCTGCGACTGGTCGAACCCCGCGGCCGCGTTGATCCGCGGATGCCACTGGTTGACCATGACCCGGCGCACGTAATCGCCCAAGCTCGACGGCGAGAGCGTTGGCCTGGCACCGAGGGCGACGGTGCAGGAGTAGACGCGGACGGCGCCGCCCAGGGCGGCGATCCACCGCTCCGCGTAGTAGTCCAGTTCCGGTTTCCACGTGGACTCGCCCGGGTGATCCACGACCTGGCCGAATCGGGGCCAGCCGGCCGTCATGTGCGAGGACGCCGATTCCCAGTCGGAGGTGACGGGGGTGCTGCCCTCCGAGGCGTCCTCCACCTCCGGGGTGCCGCCGCGGACCATGACCCGGGTGCCGCCGCGCAGGGCGTCGATCTCCTCCGACCAGTCGAGGATGTCGCCGCCGTGCGGCGAGTCCATGAAGACGTGCTCACGGTCGCCTTCGATGGTGGGGGCGCCCCACTCCCAGCGGCGTTCGATGCCGCCGTGCTGCCCCACGGCGGGCGTGATGACCCACTCGAACGATGGGAAGGTCTGAGAGTAGCCGCGCAGCGCGGTGCCGTAGGTGGTGGCGTCCTGTGCCTTCACCTGGAGGTTGCGGGGGTCTCCGGCGGTTCCGCCCGCGAGGGTGAGGCCGATGTTCGCCCCGGACAGGTTCATCATGTTGTTGAGCAGGGACCGGGCGCACGAGATCTGGTCGCCCTCGTATTCGAGGTCCTGCTCGACGGGGACGTGGTCGAGGTACGCCTCCAGCGTGCTGCCGCGGAGCTGGATGGTGATGCTGCCGCGGCGGGACCGCTGAATCACCGCACCGGTGATCCAGTATTCGCCCCACAGGTCTCCCGCGCGCCAGACGTGGACGGCGATGCGGCCGGGGCCGCTCGTCAGGTCCGAGGCGTAGCGGGGGATGATCTCGCCGACCAGGGCGGCGACCCTCCGGTTGGGAATCGGCAGCGTGGCCGAGAAAGCGCCGGCCTCGCCGATCCGCCGATCAAAGCTCACATCTTGCGGGTAGATGTCGCCGCGGTACGCCCCGGTCAAAAGATCATGCACGGTGTACCTGTAGAGGCCGGACCCCCGGGCCGGGGAGAAGTCCGGGAAGCTCGGCGGGGTGGGTGTCGACTCGGACGTGGTCGCGCTCGGCACGATGATCGTGAACCCGTGCATGGCCGTTGCGGACCGGTTGATCCGGAACCGCACCTGGCCGACGGAGGCGGACGTGACGAGCGTCTTCGACTCGACCACCATCGACAGGGCGCCGGTGACCTGCTGCGTCGACCGCACCTGGTAGCCGGACGCTGTCGGCCAGGACACCGACCCGTCGGGATCCCACGCCACGGCGACCCGGATGTCCACGCCCGACCCCGATGGCGGGAACGCGCTCGGTGTGGTCACCTCGTCGAGCTCGAACTCCGGCGGCAGTCCGGTGTCGCCGTCGTCCCGGACGATGATCTGATCGCGGTGCCCGCCCTTGATGGACAGCATCACCACGGTGCCGGCCCCGGTGCCCTGCTGCACCGTGTACGAGCCAGGCTCGGACGAGCCGACCGTCTTGCGGTAGATCTTCGTGCCGCCGCCGTCCCCGAAGAGCCGGTCGTCTCCGCGGGAGCCGACCGTCTGCCAGCCGCTGCCCTGAATCTTCATGCTGGACAGGTCGCCGGACGCCGCCGAGTGGATGCACAGCAGCACGTCGCCGGACGACGACGACGGGCGGGACACGCTGATGCTGGACGCGGACGCGACCGGTTTCCCTGTGGCGTCCCGGATGCTGGCGACCACGCGCGATCACCCCCCGGGGGTTAGAGGTAGGAGTGGCGCCAGAGGACCGTCGCTGCTGGCGCGCTGCCGCCCGAGCTGCCGTAGCCGATCAGGGACTGACCGGCGGGCAGGACCAGGTCGGGGATCGGCACGCTGTTGCCGGTCAGGGTGTCGACGACGGAGTCGCTGCCGACGGCGGCGGTGCCGTAGTAGGTGTCGATGATCAACGTCTCGCCCGTGTTCAGGTGGAGGTCGAATTCGAGGGCTCGCTCGTCGAGGCGGCCGGCCTCCTCATGGCGGACGAAGATCGTGGGGCCGGTGACGGGGCCGGGCATGCGGATCGTCGGATACGCGGGCGCGTCACCGAGGTTGGTGACGTTCTGCCAGACGCCGTCGGCGACGACCGCGTTGGCCAGCTCCCGCGACTGCAGGATCGGATCGCTGAGGGTCCATTGGATGGTGAGCTGCGCGTGGCCCAGCCGTACAAGCTTGTCGATGGGGATTGCTCGACGGGCGACCTTGCCGTAGCCGACGAGGACGTCGTCCAGGACGCGGATCGCGAGCGGCAGCTCGGTGTCGTCGTCCAGGATGCGGGTGGCGGCCTTCAGCTCGTTGATGACGGCCTGCATGTCCTCGCGCCGGGCCCGCACCAGCGCGGTATAGGTGACGTGCCGCTCCTGGGTGAGGTCCCGCCCGGCGTAGGCGCCATGCCGGGACGGGTGGGCGACGTTTCCGCTGTCGAGGTCGGGCAGGTCCCACCAGCCCTCCAACGTGAGCCACCGGTAGACGGTGCTGCCCCCGAGGAGGAAGCCGTTCCACTCGATCTGCCCTGGCCGGTCGATCTGGTCGCCGGGGTTGACCGGCACGCCGACCGTCGGGACCGGGATCACCGCGGTGGCGATCGGCGGGTCCGGGGTCATGAAGACGTTCTTGTACGCGTCCACGGTCGGGGCGGGGATCACCGCGGTGGCCACCACGGCGGCCGGGTTGACCGCGGTCGTGATGGCTCCGGTGTGGACGTCGGGGGTGGGGATCACCGCGGCGGCGGTCACCGCGGCGGGGGTGATGGTGCTGCCGACGGCCAGCGCGGGGGAGGGGATGACGGCGGCGGCGGTCACTGGGCTGGGGGTGACGGTGACGCTGACGGAGGTGATGACGGGCCCGAGCCAGTCCGTGTCGCTGGCGCCGACGTCGTCCACCCAGATGTTGCTGGCGGATGTCAGGGTGGTTCCGGCAAGCGCCCCGCAAACCTCCCAGGGCACGACCGCCGAGTGGGAGGCGCTGCCTGACACCGTCGCAGTGGCCGTCGTTCCGGCCGCCGCGTTGTAGAACCTGCCCTCCGCCGTGGATGACGTGCTGTTGCTGGCCCTGATCTCCAGGCGGCACCACGTGCCTAGCGGCAGCGTGATGTTCTCGGTGTCGATCGTGGATTCGGTCTCGCCGTTGAAGTGGATCAGCTTCAGGGTGGCGGACCCGGACGCAGGGAGGGTGACCCGGGCCTCCCACCAGTAGTAGCGGTCGCTGTCGTCGAACATCGCCAGCCACATGCTTACGTACTCGTCGCCGCTCGTGCGCTGGCCGATCCGGAAGTTGGTCCGCCCGTAGGCGTTGCCGTTCGCCGCCCCGTCCAAGGACAGATCCAGCTCCAACCCGGACGAGCCGGACTCAACCGCCGCCGAGCGGGTGCCGTTCGCGGCCTGTGCGGAGGTGTATAGCGCGCCGAAGGTGTAGTCGAACGCGTCACCGCTGGCTCCGCCGCTGTTGGCTTCGGTGATCTCCTGGCCGTTGACGCCGCCCTCGAACGAGTTCTGCAGCAGCAAGACGACCTCCTACGGGACGAGGTTCATCAGGCCGATCCCCGACGAGTGCCACGTGATCAGGAAAGTCCCGTCCTGCGTGCTCTTGGGGGCACCCCACCAGATGCCCAACCACAACCTGTTGCTCTTGGCGGAGGCGTAGACGATGCCGCCCTCGGAGGTGATCGTCGACTCGTCCCACTGGACGTTGTCGGCGTCGAACGCCATGACCCCGGACGAGCCCACCAGGGTCGGATTCGCGAGGGTGACGCCGCCGGCGGTGTACCCGGCCCCCGACGACTCCCCGCTGTTCCACGGCGACGTGCCATAGGCGGTGTCGCTGTCGTAGTTCGGGGTCACGCTCGACCCCCACAGGGCGAGCTTCATCCCGGACAGCAGGTTGATGCCGAGCTGCGCGGCCCCCCACTGGCCGACCTGCGCCGAGACGAAGTAACCACTCTTGGACCAGGCCATCAGCTGTCACTCCCCACGGTGCGGCGGGCCCGGGCGCGGGGTTCCCGCCCCGCCGGCTTCGGCGCGGGCGTGGCCGCGCGGGCGGCAGCATCCTGCGCGCCCGCCCGCAGCCACCCCCGCAGCTCGTACATGTCTCGCTGCGCCTGCTCATAGGCGGCCAGCGTCTCCGGTGTCGGGTCGGCCTCGTACGCCTCCCGCGCCGCGGCGAGCTTGTCCTGCTCGGCGGCGCACAGGTCGAGGATCTCGACCTGGTCGCGGAGGCGGGCGGCCTCCAGGCGGGCGCGCCCCTCGCGGCGGGACCGGGCGGCCTCCATGCGCGTGCGTGGGTCTCTCACGGCACGATCACCTGCCCGCTGCTCGTCCCGACCCCAACGACGGCCGGGGCGTGGATGTGCACATCCTGGTGCTCCCCACCGCGCTCGTCGGTGCGCTGAGTCGTGACGGCGATCGCCCCGGACTCGGTCCGCTCGGTCACGATCCGCCGGCGGCGGCCGTGCTCGTCGAGCGGCTCCCGCGTCCGGGCCACCGCCCGGTCGCCCTTGACCTGGATGCCCTTGCGGCGCAGGTGCTCGCCGTAGGTGATCCCCAGCGAGGGATCGAAGCTGGACATGGTGAAACCACCTCTCGTGGGATCGGGGGACGTCAGCCGCGTGCGCGGTACTTGAAGGCGAACTCGGCGCCGATCCGGCCGATGTCGGCCTCCTCGCGGACCACCGGATCGTGCATGTGAACGACGACGCCGCTGCCGGCCGATGGCTGCACCAGCCCGGGTGCGCCGTACTCGCCGCCGTACGCCGGCGCCGAGCTCGGCCCGGACATGGGCCCGGGCGTCAGGCCGGGCACGCGGGACGCCGTCGCGGCGGCCTTGCCGACGACCCCGGCGACGGCGGACACGGTCGCCTGCTGCTGGCCGAGGACGCCCTGAATGTAGCCGAGCATCGTGTTGTCGCCGATGCCCATGAACACCCGGCTGGGGCTCTTCACGCCGAGCTGCTTCTTCGCCGCATCCACAACCGCTTTCGCGATTTTCGCCATCATCGACTCGGTTTCCTTGAGCTTGCCTTCGAGGCCCTTCAGGAAACCGTCGCCCGCCTTCTTGCCCACGTCGTACAAGGCGTCCGCGCTATTCTTTCCCATCTGCTTGGACACCTTGTCGATCTGGCCCTGCGCCTTATTGATGGCTTTGATTTCGCTGCCGTCAGCGCCGACCAGCATTTCCGCCAGCGACAGACCCTTTTCCGGTCCGGCGTTAATGATCTGTGACAGGGTCGTCTTATTCAGGCCCGACGAGGCGAGCTTCTTGATGTCGTTCGCGAACTTCTTGATCTGGTCGAGCTTCGTCTGCAGCCCGGACACGATGTCGCCGGCCCCGTCGCCCTTCTCCAGGCCGAGGTTCGCCACCGAGGCGAAGTCGGTCATCTGCTGGGCGATCTGGTCGGCGTACCGCTTCGCATCGGCAATCGTCTTGATGATCTCGGCCCGCTTGTCCGCGAGGTCCTTGAGCTCGGAATTGTTCTTCTTGACCCACTCGACGAACGCGTCCGGCGCACCCTGGAGGTTTACGGACGTCGCGTCTTTCATCAGCTTCGCGAACTGCGCGGCGGTCATCCGGGCCCGGGGCTGCTCCTGCAAAATCCCGTGAGCGAAGCCGCGTACGGTGTTCATGCCGATCTCGGCGAACACCGTCGAGGGCGAGTGGATCCCGAGCAGGGCCTTAGCCCCGTCGATTGCGCTCTTGGCCACGCCCTTCGCCGCTTCCGCGGCCTTCCCGGCTACCGACTTGATCCCGTCGATCAGGCCCTGAATCATGTCCTTGCCGGCGTCGAGCAGCAGCTTGCCGAGGTCGCCCAGCTTGTCCTTGATCTTGCCCGGCAGTTCCTTCACCCAGTCGAGCAGGGCAGAGCCCTTTTCGCTGGCGGCCGTTTTGATTTTCTCCCAGGCTTCGGACGTTTTGGTCCGCAGACTTTCCCAGCCGGAGGAGAAGAATTCTCCGATTTTCCCGGGCAGTTCTTTCAGCCAGTCGACCAGGGCCGTTCCCTTTTCGGAAACGGTCGTCTTTATCTTTTCCCAGGCCTCGGACGTTTTTGTCTTCACGTCCTCCCACAGGCCGGAGAAGAACGGGCCCACGGTCTCGCTGAACCAGGACGTCACCTGGTTCCACTGCTCTGCCATCTCGTCCGGGCTCGGGAGGAACTTTTTGATCTGGTCGAGGACGAAACCGCCGACCGCGCTGAGCGCGTCGCCCCAGCTGCGCGACCACTTGTCCGCGCTCGCGGACGCCGTGTTGTTGAGGGTGTCGTCCGCGGTCTTGACGGCGTCCTTGAATCCGCCGACCGCGGTCTTCGCCTTATCCAAGTTCAGGGCGTTGATCGACTTCGCCATGTCCTCGGCCTTGGTCCCGAACAGGGCCACGGCGAGCTGGGACCGCTCGGCGGGATCCTTGACCCCGCGCAGCTTGTCCAGGATCTGACCCAGCGCGTCCCGGGCCTTCGGGCCGCCCTCGGCGAACGCCTTCTGCATGTCCTTCGCGTTCAGTCCGAGGGACTTGAGCGCCTTCGCAGCGGACATGTCCTTGACGCGGATGTCGAGCTCTTTCAGCGCGTCGGCGACGGTGTCGCTGTCCCTCGCGCCGGCCTTCAGGCCCTGGCCGAGCAGCCCAAGGGCGTCTTTCCCGTTGAGACCGAGATCGCGGAAGATGGTCGAGTATTCGTTGAAGGTGTCGAGCAGGTCTTCGCTCTTGTTGATGCCGGTCTGCTGGCCCCGGACGAGGATGTCGAAAGCCTCTTGGGCGTTCTTCGCGAGGCCGGTTTTCATCATCTGGCCGACGGCGCTCGTGACCTTCCCCAGGTCCTCGTCCATCACCTTGCCGGTCGTGATGGCCTGGCCGGCGGTTTTTTTGAGTGCGTCGTCGCCGAGCTTCGTCGCGCCGGGGACGTTCTGATAGACGCGGGCGAGGGCGTCGGTGACGTCCTCCAGGCTCTCGCCGTAGGCGTCGGCGTACAGCTCGCCCGCGATCTTCCCGAGACGCGCGGACTCAGGGCCGAACGCGCCGACCTTCACGCTCAAGGTCGCGAAAAGATCCTCACGTTCGATCGCCGACTGGATGCCCTCCATCAGCAGCCCGGCAACCGCGGTCCCGGCGGCCGCCCAACCGAGGCCCTTGAAGGAGCCCATCAGGCTCGATCCGATGCCGGGCATGCGGGACTTGCCGCCCTTGTCGAGCCCGTCGCCGAAGCTGTCGCCGGTCTCCTCGCCGCTCTTGCGGGCCTTGTCGGGCAGGCCGTCGAACGCCTCATCGATGGCGCGGTCGAGCTCGTCCGAGAAGCTGTCGGCCTCGTCGAGCATGGACTTGAGGCCGGCGTCGAGCTCGGACTCCAGGCGGTCGAGGTCGGCGATTGCCTTCGTAGGGTCGAGCCCGCCGGCGATGTCGGTCTCGATCTGCGAGAGGGCCTGGGAGACGGTGCCCTCGATCGACGACATGCTGCTGCTCGTCGCCGACTGGAGCCGGTCCAGGCCGCGACCGGCCTGGTCGACGCCCTTGCCGAAGCCCTTGTCCTCCAGGTCGATGAAACCGACCAGCTCGCCGATCGTCATGGTCACGGGAGGTCACCTCCCGTCTGGATCACAGGGTGCCGATGAATGCCCGAGCGTGCTCGCCGGCCAGCTCGATCGGCTGGTTATCGACGAGCCGCCTGTAGGCCGAAGACTCGGGGAGGAGCCCGGCGAGGTAGACCTCGAACTGGCGGTGCGTCAGGTTCGCGAGCTCGTCCCGTTCGAGCTGGTAGCGCGCGCGGAAGTCCGCTTCGATCGCCCACCAGTACTTCCGGCGCTGCCGTTCTTCCGGGTCGAGCTCTCCGCTTTTCCCTCTGAACCTTCCTTGACCAGCTCATACGCCTGCCGGAAGGACATCGCGCGGCCCTTGCCTTGTGCGACTCCCCACATCAGCACGACGCGGAGCTCCATGGGCGTCATGCCCGCGTCGATCCAGGCGTCGAGGACGTCTGCACCGAAGAGGTCCGCAAGGAGCGCCTTGAGGTCCTCGTCGGAACTGGAGGCTTTGAGCTGGTCGAGTCGCCGGTCGAACCGGATCGGCAGGTCGCGCGGCACCACGACCTCGATACCGCGGATGATCTCGGTCTTCGGGCCGCCGCGCTCGGCCTCTTCCTTACGGCGGATCTCCTCCCAGAACGCATCCCAGGACTCGAACTTTTCCTCGTCCTGGTCGTCCTGCTCGTCGATGTCGTCGTAGTTCTCGTCGCTCACGCGCCGCCCCCGCCGCCGGAGACCGCCGCGGTGGTGGTCTTCCCGGACTTGGTGATCGTCGCCGACCAGGACGCCTTGTCGTTGGTCGCACCGCCCTGCTCACCCAACGAGAACGTGCCCGTCCAGATCCGCCAGTTGGTGTCCATCGGGTGACGGAACCGGATCCGGCCCAGGCTGTCGGCGCCGAGCTTGTCCTCGCCGGCCATCTCCTCGACGCGGGCCCGGCCGGGCGGCAGCGCGCCCGTCGAGTCGTCCTTCATGAGCAGGCCCTCCAGCGCGAGGCTCGCGCCGCGCTGCATGATCTCCTGCTCGTAGGCGCCCTCGGAGTCGTTGTCCGTGACGTCGACCGTCTCCTCGTTCTCGCCGGGGTTGACGGTGATGGTCTGCAGGTTCTCGACCGGCAGCCAGGTGTCCGCGGTGTCGTCCTCGACCTCGACGATCATGTCGCGGGCGTTGATCCGCCTCTTCGCCATTTCTCACGCCTCCTGCGCGCGTTGGGGTGTCTCGTGATCGATGTCCATCCGGACGTTCACGGTGTACTCGTGCCGCCCGTTGCCGTCGGTGCCGATGTAGACGGGCCCGCCGTTCTGGCAGATGGCGAGCTGGAGCCAGGTCCCGTCGGGAGTGAGCTCGCGCATGCCGAGGCCGTGCAGGGCGTCGTACACGGCCTGCGCATCCTGCTCGGCAATGCGGGAGTCGGCCGCCGGCCCGCGCACCCGCACCTGCACGCTGAGCTCGTCCCACGGGTTCTTGCTGTCGGACTCGGCCCCGCCGTACCGGGCGACCGCCATGCACCGGTCCGGGGTCGACGGCAGCCTTGGGTGGAAGATCGTGCCGCCCGGGGCGTCAACCTCGTACGTGCCGAGGCCGAGCTCGGCCAGCAGCGTCGCGAGCTCCTCCAGCAGGGTCATGGCAGGCCCTTGCGGAGCTCGTCGGCGACCATGCCGAGCATCGCCGCCCGCTCGGTGTTCATCGGCTGTTCGAGGTATTTGGCCTGCCTGCCCGGGTCGTGCTTGAGTTCGAGGTTCTCGTGCTCCCGTACGGCGTAGTCGCCGTAGAACGACACGGCCCCGGTGAGCTTCGCCTCGTCGACGCTCGCGGTCGCGGTCTCGGTCAGGCTGCCGTACTCGATAGGGGCGATCGCGACCGCCTCGCCCTTCAAGTGGTCGACGGCCCGGCGCAGGCCTCGCGCGGCCGCCGCCCGCTCCGCCTTCCGGATGCGGTCGCCGTTCCACTTCACCCGGACGTACTTGCGGGTCATGTGAGCGTCACCTCCAGGTGGTCCATCCCGGGATCGGGCGGGCCCTCGCGGGTGGCCACCGTGATGACGAACGCGCGCCGGCCGGACGGCAGTGTCACCCGCGACTCGGCGGGGATGACCGCCCCCGGGTCGAGGTAGACCGTCGTCTCGGAGACCACCTCGTCCCCGGTGGCGGAGCGCACGAGCCGCCTGTTGTCCTCCACATAGCCCCGATAGGTGACGGCGTCGCCGTACAGCGGCCCGGCCGGGCCCGGCCCCTCGTACGGCTCGACCTCCACCTGGTGGCGCAGCATGTCCGCCGGCAGGCTCATCACGGCCCCCTTCGGGAGGACCGCACGCTGTGCACGCGTACGGCCCACCCGGCCCGGGCCAGCCGGCGCATGTCGCTGTCGGTCAGCTCGCCGGTCCCCACGGTCTCGGTGGTGAACGTCTCGGAGTAGCTGCCGAGCGTGCGGGAGCGCAGCGCGCCGGGGTTGACGTAGCCCCGCATCGCGACGTTCAGCACGACCGCGCGGACCTCGGGGGGGACCTCGGCCAGGCCGTGCGTGTAGGTCACGACGACCCGCTCCGCCCAGTTGCCGCCGCCGCGGCGTATCGCGCCGTCGTTGCACCCGCACGAGTTGGGCCCGGGCGAGCGGATCAGCTGGTGGCCGTGCCGTACGTAGTCCAGGCCCTCGACCAGCGTCACCGACGAGGTGCAGTAGTCGTCGTACTCGACCACGACCAGGGGGTGATCGTCGTCGACGATGACCGGCCACTGCGGAAGGTTCAGCAGCCGGTCGCCGCCGGTCAGCTCGACGGTGTCGGTTTCGACGGGGTAGATGTGCTGGCCGGTCGCCGAGCGCACCTGCGCGGAGGCGTCCTCGATGAGCGCCTCGGCCGCGAGCTCTTCCGGTGACCCGTCCTCGAAGGTGGTGCGGAGCCGTACGGCGAGGTCAGCCGGTTCGGCGAGAGGGAGGAGCGCCACGACGACCCCCTTTACTGGCTGCCGTACCGTTCGATCAGCTCGGGCTTGGTCAGCGCTTCGGCCTCGCCGGGGTCGGCGCCGCAGGCGACGGCGTAGTCCACCCAGGCCGCCTTGACGGCGGACTGCGCGGGCCGCTCCGGCACCTCCGGGGTGCCGGTCGGCGTCTCGGTCGACGGCTCCGTGGGCGGCTCCGTGGGCGGCTCGGTCACGCCGTCCTCGATGATGCCGAACACGGCCGGCACCTCGCGCAGCGCGGCCGCCAGGCCGGAGTCGGCGTCGACCTCGGCCTGGCCGTCGCGGAACCACACGATCCCCGCGCTGGTGCGGATCGGCCACTCTCCGGACGGGAAGCGGCCGCAGCGGAACAGGCTCATGGCTCAGGCCCCCGTGGGCGCGGTGACGTTGAGGATCTTGCCGTGCTTGCGCTCGTTGCCGTACTTCAGGCCGATCTCGCCGTAGATCTGCCGCTTCTCCGATGAGCCGGTCTTGGCGAGCTCCTCGACGAACAGGAAGCCCTTGCCGGGGATCGGCAGGAACCGGGGGGCGCACTCCTCCAGGGAGACGATCTGCAGCACGCTGGTCGGCATGTGCCGGTTCAGCATGAGGTTGAGAGTGCCGAAGTCAGTCTCGATCGTGGTCACCCGGACGCCGGCGATCGTCCGGCTCGTCTCCTGATAGTCCTTGTCGGTGATGAAGATCTTCGTGAGGGCCCGCTTCAGGGTGGCGTTGCTCATCAGGGTCGCGGTCTCCGACTCCTGAATGCCTCCGGAGGTCCACACGTCCTGCATGAGGTCGAGCACGATCGGCTCGGTCAGCGCGGTCGCCTTGGTGACCACGGCGCCGCCGTCGGTGGAGAACGCGATCGCGCTGCCACCCGGCTTGGACGCGACCTTGAAGGTGTTCGTCGCCGTCGATACCACGTAGTAGAGGGTGTCGGGCTTCAGCACACCGACCGCGCCGCCGGTGAGCGACGACACGATCACCGCGTCACCATTCGCGAGGCCGTGCGCAGAGATCGTGAACGACTCGTCGTCCGCCTCGATCGTCGCCGTGCCCACGGTGGTGCCCTTGGTGGCCACGTTCGTTGCGGTGGCCTGCAGGAGGCCCCGGGTACGGCGCGGCGTTGCGTTGCTGTTCGGGTTGCTGAACGTTCCCGTGATGAACGACTTCTCGACGTCGCGGGCGATCTGCTTCAGCGACTGCTCGATCTGCCAGTCCAGCTCGTTCATCACGGGGTTGGATCCGCTGACCGCGGCCGAGTTGGGGTTGTTGGAGCCGGTCGAGGCGAACTGGCCGGTCGCCGCGAGCTTGGTGTAGGTGACCTCGATCGACTCCTGGTGGACTTCCACCACGTTGTGCTCTTCGAAGCGGACCCGGTTCTCGGCGTTCGGAGCGTCCGCGCCTTCCAGGCGCTGCCGGGAGTCGTCGGCGTCGCGCAGGTCGTAACCCTGCCAGTTGAACAGGGTGGCGTTCGCGGCCTCACCGCCGGTCAGGCCGCCGATTGCGGACAGGAACGGGGTGTCCGTGGGGGTGACGGCGAACAGCTCGCCGACGTAGTTCGGCAGGCCGAAGGTGGTGCCCTGCCCGGTGATACCCGCCATGGGGTGTCCTCCCTACTGGAAGTCGGGCAGGCCCTTCGGCCGGCCCTGATGGTTACTTGCTGGGTTGCAGCATCAGCTGCGTCTTGAGCTGCCGGGCGGTCTTCCAGTCGCCCTTGGCCTCGGCCTCGCGGATCTGCTCCTCCAGCGACGGCGCCTGCTTGCCGCCGCGCGGGCCGCCGTCGCCGCCGCCCTCGAATCGGCGGCCGCCGCCGGCGGCGAGGTGCGGCTTGTCGGTGAGGAGCTTGGTCAGCGCGCCCTCGATCGCCTTGGCGTCGATCTGGCCGTCGTCGCCGAGGAACTCGTCGACCCGGGCCATCAGGCGCAGCCGGGCGTCTTCGGGGTCGGCGAACTTCCCGGCGGCGAGGACCTCGATCTTGTCGAGGACCCGGTCGCGCCGGACCTCGGCCAGGGCCTCCGCCTTGGCCTCGTCGCGGGCCTTCGCGACGGCCTTCTCCGTCTCGGACTGCTGCGCGGTCTGCAGCTCGTCGAACTTGCTCGCCTTGTCCTTGAGGTCCTTGTAGTCGGCGTACTTCGCCCGCTCGCGGGCGAGCCGTTCGGCGACGACCCGGTCAAGGTCGGCCTGGGTGAAGGTCTTGCCCTCGCCCTCGCCGGTCTGCCCGCCGTCGCCGCCCTGCCCCTGGCCTCCGTCGCCGGTTCCGCCGTCGCCCTCGCCAGAGCCGCCGAGGATGGGCCACACGATGCGGCCCGAGCGGGGCAGCACATCGATGGCGCGCAGCCCGGTACGAGGATGAATGGGCAGGTCAAAAGGCGTGTTCATGTGATCTCCGTAAGCCCGTCGGCAGTGCTACCGGCCTTGAGCGCGGCCGTGACGCTTCCCGCTGATCGCGGTTTGGTGATGCGTAGAACACCCGGTTTCGGGCGTGTCTCCGGACGAATCCGGACGATTTGGAACGGTTCGGGGCGTAGGGTCCGAGCCGCATGGTTCCTGAAAGCGAAACGGCCCCCTGCGCCAACAGGGAGCCGCTCTTATGTCCACTCCAGAAAGGACGAACGTGAGCGTACATCAGCAGCAGCCGCAGCAGTGGCCACCACAGCAGGGGCCGTACGGTCCCCCGACGCAACCGTGGATTGAGACCTCCGAGACGGCCGGTCCTCCCCGGCGCCCGTATCTGCCGCCGCCGCGGCCGCCGAGGCCGCCGGCGAAGAAGACCAGCCCGCTGACGGTCGTGCTCGTCGTCGGGGCGATCCTCCTCGTGGCCGTCGTCGGCACCGTGGCGAAGGTGGCCACCGAGGGAACGCCGTCGGCGAAGCCGAGCGCGACGGTCGCTACGGTTCCGGACTACAGCGTGGCCAAGACCCGCCGCAACGGCGCTGACCTGCTCGTCAAGGGAGCGACTGTCGAAAGTGCTCAGGCAGCGATCCGCGACTGGCTGGAGCGCAACGCGGGCGACCGCGACTACCTCACCGTGCAGGTCGTCAGGTCGGCGGACGCGAAGGTCTACGTGTGCAGCGCCGAATACGTCGCCGACGAGCGAACGGCCCAGATCAAGACCGGCGGCCGGATCACCGCAGACGACTACCCGACCACGGTCATGAACTGCCCTGATCCAGCTGGATCATGAGGTAGCCGTTCGACCAGCCCTCGGTGGCCAGCGCGCGGACGGCGTCGGCTTCGTCCCGCCCCGGGTGATCCCGCAGCCAGGACCGTACCGCGGCCACGGCCGACTCCCCGCCCGAGTAGGTGACCGCGCCGTTCTCGCCGAGCTCGGCGCGGGACACCTCGTCACCCGTACGGACAGACACGATCCGGATCACCGTCATGCCGGTCACCGTACCCCGGCAATGAGGTCCCGGCTGCCCTTCGCGTACCGGCCGAGCAAGTCGAGCATCCGCAGCGAGTAGTCCAGCCAGTGACCGCGGCCGATGTGCTCGAAGTCCGGCCGCAGCTCCTCCAGGCGGCGGCGCACCTCGGCCACGTCCGCCTTCGTGAGCGGGTTCGCCTTCGGCTTGTCGGTGTCGGGGTCCTTGTAGTGCGCGGCGAAATCGCTGTGCACCCACTCCAGCGTCGGCTCCATCCCCTGCTCGATGAACTCGCCGTACGCCATGCCGTGGTCGATCGGGATCAGGTCGCCGGCCTTGTCGAGCATCCAGTTCCCGGCGTTCCGGTCGACGTTGTTCGTCAGCAGGTCGAGTAGGCCGAGGACCTTGCCCCGGTCGGATCCCGGCACGCGGGTGAACCGGTCGCGCAGGCGCTGCAGCAGGCCGCCCTCCTCGGCCGTCACGCCGTCCTGCACGTACTCCATCCAGATCGTGCCGGCGTCGTTGCGGTACACCCGCGGCGCCTTGAGCCCGAGCTTGCGGGCGATCAGCTGCGCGGCGTGTTCCGCGGCAGCATCCTGCGACTCGGCCAGCCCGACCCGGGCCGCCTTCCGGATGGCCTTGCTGCCGTCGGCGAACGTCACGAGCTCGGTCTGCGCGGACGCGCCGCCCAGGCGGCGAGTCTCGGTGACCTTCTGCGTTTCGACCCGGCGCGCGAGGTCCTCCAACCCGTCCAGGCTCCGGTGGTAGGGGCGGGCCCCGACCGGCACGGCGTCCCTGCGCGCCTGCTCGGCCGCCTCGCGGCGGGCCCGTTCTTCGGCCTGCCGGAGGGCGGCCTGCTCGGCCGCCTGCCGGGCCTCCTCGGCCTTTCTGCGGACCTCGTCGATCGCCCGGCGGGCCCGCTCGACGTCCGCCTGCCGCGCCTGCTCGGCGCGCAGCGCCTCGCGTTCAGCGGCCGCCGCCTGGTCCACCTTCGCCACAGCCCGGGCCCTGCGCGCCGTCGACCCCTTGTCCAGGTAGCCGAACCGCTGCAGCAGCCGGATCGCCTCGTCGCGGTCGTCGCCGGCCTCGCGGTAGATCTGCTCCGGGGTCAGCCGGGGGATCTGCGACCGCCGGTAGCGGTCCCCGGCCTGCTTGGAGAGCTGGCCGAGCAGGCGGCCGGCGTGCCCACGGGAGGTCGTGCCCTCCGTCGTGATGGACTTGCCGCCCGCGGTGGTCATGCCGCGGCGGGCGTTGACGACCTGCCCGATGTCGGCGCCCTCACGGATCGCCTTCGCCCCCGCCTTGCCGAAGATCCGGTCCTGCTCCTCGGGTGACATGCGGGCGACCAGCTCGTCCGGGCTCGCCGGGGCGGGCGTGTCGTACCCGCGTCCGGGGCGGTGCACGCGGGGAACCATCGTGCAGTCACACCGCGGGTGCCGTTGGAAGCCCGTCGACCAGGTGTACTCGCGCCCGGCGAGGATGATGCACCGCGCGCACGCGGGCGAATGCACGACGCGCACGTACGTGACGAACTGCCGGTCCGCGGTCATCGCCACGCTGGTCGCGACGCGCCCGGCGTCGGCCGTCTCGGTGGCCATCATCCGGGTCAGCGCCGCCAGCCCGGCCCGGAGCGCCGTCCGGTCGTCGGCGCCGCCGGCGAGCAGCGCCACGGTCTGCACCGCGGGCATCAGCAGCATGGAGGCGAGGTCCCCGCCGTTCGCCGCCCTACCGGCGAACGCGGCCGGGTCGAGCGCTGCGGCGGGGGAGGGTTGGACGCCCATGCTCTGGGCGAGGTTGGCCACGTACGGCTGGGCGCGGGCCGCGGCCGCGTACTGCGCGGCGGCGAGCACCGCCGCGGCCTTCGCGACGAGCGGCCGCCACGTCGGGAGGACGGCCTTCGGATCGATCCGCTGCCAGAGCTCCTGCCCGGCGATGGCGGCCTGGCGGCCGAGCTCGGCTTGCGCCTGGTAGTGCGCGGCGGCGAGGTCCTCGGCAGCCATGGTCAGCCGCCCTGCGTGTCACCAGGCGGCGGCGGGCCGCCTGGGTTCTGACCGTCGCCCTGCCCCTGGCCATCCTCGGCCTCCGGGTCCGGCTTGGGCCCGACGAGCGCCGCAAGGTCGCCCGCGAGGATCCGCGACGCAGCCTGATCGCGCATCCTGCTCCACCGCTCGATCTCGTCGACGTCGGCGCCGTACCGCTCCCACAGCGCCTCGTCCGGGACGCCGATGCCCTTGAGCTTCACCAGCGAGTCGACGAGCTCGGCATCGGAGCGGGACTCGGGGTCGGCCCACAGCACGGTGCCGGTCTTGATGGCCTTGGCCCGGGCCTCGTCGTTCTGGGCCAGGGCGACGAGCCGCCACATCTCGCGGATCGCCTCGCCGAGGTACACCTGCCGCTCGCGCACCCGGGACACGAGGCCGGTCTCCGCCGCCTTCAGGGCGTCGGCCGACATGTTGGCCATCTTCCCGATCAAGTAGTGCTGCGGGGTGCGGGTCTGCGCGGCGATGTGCCCGACGGCGACCTCGATCACGTTCGTGTAGTTGGCCAGGTCGGCCGCGGACCACTCGCCGATCTTCGCGTTCGGGTCCTCCAGCCACACCACGCGGTCGACGGCGTACTTGGCCAGGTCGACCGGCTCGTACCCGACGACTTCCCCAACCGCGTCGACGATGGGCTTCTTCGGCACGTCGGTGCCGAGGATGACCCGCTGCGGGAACGCCGCGAAGTCCGAGGCGGTCAGCAGGTGCGACCACAGCAGGTTCACGGCGTCCTGCAGCGGGATCACGTTGCGGATCTCCGACACAGGGTCCTTGGCCAGCCTGGAGCGGTTGGGCAGCTCCACCATCGGCACGACGCCCATGGGGTTGCGCATCGGGTTCGGCTCGCCAGGCACCTCGCGCAGCTTCCAGCCCTCACCGGCCATGCTGACCGTGCCCGCCACGGCCAGCCCGGACTCGGTGCGGCCGTTCACCACCGGCACGCGGAACGCGGGCTTGACGAACTTCCACACCTCGTCGGGCAGGTAGAGGGTGGCGTACTCGTTGTCGTCGTCCCGCCACCGCTTCAGCGCGGCCCGCCGGCGGCGACGCGACCCGGGCTCGTACCCGACGATCGTCTCGCACGGCGCCTCGAACGTGACCTCCGGCGTGTCCTCGTCGTCGAGGTTCCCCCACACGAGGACATGCGTACGGCCGGCGGTCAGGGTGTCGACGAACGCCAGGCCGGAGTCGGCGTCGAGCTCGTTCTCCTGCCAGACCCGCCGCGACTCGGCGTCCGCGATCGCGTCGGTGCCGGTGCTCAGCCGGATGCCGCGCACGGTGAGCCGCTCGGCGACGGAGTCGACGACCACCTGGCACCAGTTGTCGGCGAAGTAGGTGAACAACCCGCCGAAGTACTGCTGGAACTGCGGGGAGGCGAACAGGAGGTTGTGCTCGCCGTCGTAGTACGCCTCCGCCCGCGTCTGCTCGTCCTGCCGGCGGTCCAGTTCTCGGGACAGCTGGTCGAGTAGGGACAGCGCTTCGGCCGATGTCGCCATGTCGCCCCCTCTCACGCGGTGTGTGCCTGGTAGGTCTTCGGGACCGGCCGCCGCAGGTAGCCGTCCAGTCCGATCACGCAGGCCGCGATGCCGTCGATCCGCGCCTGGCTCTTGAGCCGCTCCGGCTTGACCAGGCGCAGGTTGTCCTGGCCGTCGTCCTTGACCTCGACCACTGACGCCATCCACCGGGCGACGGGGTTGCCGCCGTGGCGGATCCGCCCCGGCGTGGCCTGCTCGCCGGTCCGGCCGAGCAGCCGCTGCAGCTCCTTCACCGCGGGCGACTGGCCGTAGAACGTCTGCGCCACCGGGACGACCTCGACGCCCTTCAGCTTGGTGTCGATCTCCTGCACCATCTGGCCGGCGAACATCCGGTCGTAGGAGATGCGCTGCATGTCGACGCGGCGGCAGTCCTTCAGCACCTCGTCGCGCACCGCGGTGTAGTCGATGACGTCGCCCTCGGTCGCGGTGATCCAGCCCTCGCGGATCCACCGCGACAGCGGCACCTGCAGCTGCCGCTCCAGGTCCTCGACCCGGTCACCGGGCACCCAGAACCGCCAGAACATCTCCAGCTCGACGCCGGGCTGCCGGGACTCCACGCCCATCCACCAGGCGGTCAGGTCGGACACGGCGGACAGGTCCAGGCCACCCCACGCGCGGCGTACGCGCGCCCGCTCCAGGTCGCACATGCCGGCCAGGGAGTCCCACACGCGCACGTCGATAAGGCGGGACTGGCCGCGCATCCTGCGGTTCAGGTGCAGCCGGCAGAACGTCGGGAAGTAGCTCGGCGTCGTGCGGGCCTTGTTCGCCTCTTTCCGCAGGTAGCGGACGGTGGGGGAGACGCCCAACCCAGGGTTGGCCTTGCGCCAGGTCTCCTCGGCGAACGGGTCGTCCTCCTCGGCGGCGGCCCAGATCACGCCGAAGTGCGAGGGGTCCTCGACGACGTTGTCGGCGACCTTGCGGGTGTAGGAGTGCTTCTCGTCGTAGATGCTGCCCTCGTCGCCCTCGTCCGCCGTGGTGATGAAGATGATCAGCGGCTGGGTGCGGGCGCCGGTGCCGGTCTCGATGGCGTCGACCAGGTCCCGCTTCTTGTGGACGTGCACCTCGTCGATCACGCCGCCGGACACGTTGAGCCCGTGCGCCGCCTCGGCGATCCGCGACAGCGCGCGGAAGATTCCGCCGGTCTTCGGCACCCGGATCACGTCGGCGAGCGCCTGGATCCGCGCCCGGGCCGCCTTCGACGTCGACGCCATACGCTTCGCGTCGTCGAACACCCGGCGGGCCTGCTCCAGCGACCCGGCCGCCGCGTACACCTCGGCGCCGATCTCGCCGTCCGCCAGCAGCAGCACATTCGCGATCCCGGAAGAGATCGTGCTCTTGCCGTTCTTGCGGGGAACCTCGACCCAGACCGCGCGGATGACCCGGACGACGGCCTCCACCTCGTCGTCCCAGTACACCCACCCGAAGACGGGGGCGATGACCCACACGACCTGCCACGGCGCGAGACCCTGACCGAGCCGGAACGGCAGGCCGGCCCACCGGCCCTTCGTGTGCCGGAACGCCGCCAGCGCCTTGAGCGCCTTCTGCACGCGGCCGACGTCGAAGTAGGCGCCCGGCTGCCGGTCGGCCTGGAAAGCGACCACCAGCGGACGAGCCGCGATCGCCTCGTCGATCTGGTCCTCGGTCAGGCCGAGCTCGATCAGCGCGTCACGCGGTACGGGAAGCGCGACCTCAGTCGAACGGGTCGTCTTCATCGTCGCCCCCGTCTGGCGGCGTCATCCCCGCCCGGGCCGACGGCGACAGACCCAACTCCCGGATGTAGACCTTGAGCTGCGCCCGGTACTGCGACGCGATCGTGGTCGCGCCGTTCTTCTGCCAGCCGCGCTCGCCCTCCATGAGCAGCCCGCGCACCGACAGCTCCCGCTCGCACTGGTCGAGCCGGGCGACGCAGATGCAGTAATCCAGCAGGAGGTGCGCGTCGACCTCGGCCAGGCCGGCGGTGTGCCGCAGCACCGGCACGACCCGGCGCCACTCCCGCCGCGCGATCTCGCGGGCCCGGCGGTTCAGCGCCTGCTGCGTCTTGTCGCGGACGGCGGGAAAGGTGTCCTGCCAGCGCGGCTCGCGCAGCTCGGCCGGCGGCAGCTTGACGCCGGGGTTGATGGGCCGCTTGCCGGGGTTGCCCTCGCGGACCACCGAGAGGGTCGGGCGCTTCCGATGGGGGTCAGCCACGAGACACCTCACTCTCCGTGGTCGGCGCGGCCCCGCGCAAACCCTTCCAGTTGCGGCGCCAGCGATTCGCCTCCCCCGCGTTCCGGCCCCCCGGGCCGGAAGGGGTCATCCCCCACCCCGTGACCTGCGACGATGCAGGGCAATGCTCTGACCTGCATCAACGCGAACGTCACGCAGAGTGATGTGCCTCTTGTGCGAGGAACTCGGCCATGACCTTGACGTGGCGCGCGTCGGCGAGCGCGTTGTGCTCGTTGCCCTCTGCTTGCTTGGGCATGGTGGGGTTGCCGAGCCTCATGCATTCCTGCTTGAGGTCGTTGGTCCACATGGGCACGCCGTCGGGTAGGTCGATCATGCGTCCCCATAGCTGGGCTAGGGCGACGTGATCGTATGCGCCGTACCACGCCCACAGCTCAGGCTCAGGCGTGGCGAGGATGAACGCCTGGACCATGCGAGCGATCTGCGCACGGGAGCGTACGTCTGGGTGGTCAGCGTCGAGGTGGCCAGGGCCGCACGCACAGCGCACACCTGGCCTGTGCTTGTACGTGGGCAGGGATGGCCACACGTGCTCGACGAGCCAGGGGTTGGCGAGGAGCTTGGCCTGGTCGAACTCGGAGGAGATGGCGTACAGCTCGCGGCCATCCTCGGCCACCATGCCGATGCTGACGAGGTCGATCGTCTTGCCGTCCTCGACGAACTCCGTGTCGTAGTAGATCCGCACAGGAGGTCCTCAGCTCAGCGCCGTGACGATAGCGCGGAACAGCTCGTCCTTGGCGCGCTGCTCCGACGGGAGATCAGCGTACGGAACGAGGCAGGGGTGCGTCTTCGCCTCGTCGTCCTTCGCCTCGCCGTACGTCCAGCCGGTCGCCCACTTCGCTTCGCACCAGGCTTCGTGGAGCTCCTCGGGCGTCGCTCCGCCTCGGGCCTCCTCGACGCCGGCGATCGCGGATGCGCGCTGCCACTCGGGCGCCTCGTCCCAGGCCGGGGAAGGCGCGGGGTCGCCGGTGGCCAGCTGCAGGGCGCGATTCGCTTCGTGGCAGATGCGGGCGACGTCTTCGACTGGCAGGGCGAAGCGCTCCGTCTTGATGGCGGGCTGGCGGAGGCTGCGCTCCAGGTCCCGCCTGAGCGCGGCGTAGGACCCAACCTTGACCTCCGGGACGCTGAACGTCAGCGGCCTGGACGACGACGAGTGGGCGAGCGCGGCGCACAGCCGCGTCCAGCCGTCAGCGATGCCCACGTAGGCGCCGGCCACGTCGGGGATCTGGGCGTACTCGGCGGCTTTGGCGAGGGTCTCGGCGGCCTTCTCTGCGGCCTGCTCGGGGGTCATGAAGGTCTTCTCCAGGGGGGTTGAAGGGGGTGAAGGACAGCCCACGAGATTGTTGATCAGCATCAGACGCGCGCTCTGGCCAGTGCCACCGCGACAGTGATTCCCCACACGGCGTCGTGTGCCCTGTGGACCTGCTGCCACAGTTCGCGGCGTCGGGCTTCGTCGGCCTCGGCCCAGTGGTCGCGCATCTGGTCGACGGCGTGGACGAGGGCGCGCACGGGGGCGCGCACCTCAACCGGGAGCGATGCGAGCTCGGCGGGCTCGCCGGGGGGAGCCTCTTCGGCCTGCTCGGGCGTCATCAGGACTTGTCCAGGGCGGCGCGGACGAAGCAGTCCTTCGCCTCCAGCAGCTTGCGCAGGCCGGTGGTGAGCTCGGGCCCGTCGGGCAGCTGCTCGATCATCGCCTCAGCGAGTGCGTGGCACGGTCGACTGATCGCCTGCAGGTGCGGCGGCAGGTGCTCGAAGTCGAAGTAGCGGGCGATCTGGTTGGTCGACGGGTGTCGGCCGACGAGCTGCATGGTGCCTCCGTGGGGTTGTGGGGTTGACCTGGTCCGTTCGCTACCGAACCCCGGCGGCAGCGGACGGACCAGGAGATCGGGGGGCGTTACCGGGCGTTCCAGCCGCCGGGCTGGTCGCGTGCGGTACGGCGCGCGTGGCACGGCTGCGACATGGCCCGCAGGTTGTCCCAGTCGTGGCCGCGTGGCCCATTCGGGCCGAGGCCGTCGATGTGGTCGGCGTGCTCGGCCGGCGGCCGCTGGTCGGGCGGGAGCTTCACGCAGTCCTCGCACTCGCACAGCGGGTGCTCGTCGAGGAACTCGCGGCGCGTGTTCTCCCAGCGCGCGTCGTAGCCCTTGGCCCGGGCGCTGCCGCGCCTGGTCTTGTGGTCGGGGCAGGGCTTGCGGTGGGGGCAGCCGGGCCGGCTACAGGGCGGCGGCAGACGGCGGGGCATCGCGGCGGTGGGCGATGATCTCGTCGGCCTGACCCGGCTCGTAGGTGTCGAACCACTCCAGGACGTGGCCGGCGAACTCGGGGGGCCGGTGCGCGGCCGCGCGTTCGAGGCATGTGGCCTGGTCGGTGTTGAGCAGCACGACTCGCACGCCGAGCGCCCGGTAGCGTCGGCGCTCGGCCGCTGTGGGGGCGCACAGGATGATCCACGCCGCGCGCACGGGGGTGGGCCGGCTGAACAGCCGATCGAGGATCGCGTCGCGTGCGTCGTAGGCGTACGCCTTGAGCTGCTCGGGCACCGTGTGATCGTCGGCGCCGCCGAGGGCGGTGATCAGGGCGTCGAAGTCGACGACCAGGTCGCCCGGCTGCCGGTGCTGGTCGACGTAGGTGTTCTTGCCGGCGCAGGGCGGCCCGCATACGAGGGTGACCGTGCCGCGTGGCAGGGGCCCTCGGGCGGCCCGGGTGCGCTGCTTGATCATGCCGTAGGACATCTGGTCACCTGCCCTACCGTTCCGGGTCGCCAGGGGCCGGGTACGCGAAAGCCCCGCTCGGTGGCGGGGCTCTGACCTGCGGGCATAGTTGTCCTCGCAGGGTTTCAGCGTGACAGGTTGCGGCGATCTTCGCAAATCCGCTGGTCAATGGCGGTTTCGGGGACCTGGGATGGCCCGGGCCGGGGCCCGGGCCTGGCGGGGCTACCAGAGGCTGATGCTGATGCAGTGCTTCCACTGGTCGCCGTACCAGAGGGCGGCGTCCTGGTCCTCGGTGGTGAGGGTCTTCTGGTTCTCCCAGGGGACGATGCGGACGTCGGTGCACCGGGCGAGTTCCCGGAGGGCGCGGTCCTGCTCGTCGCGGGGGAGGTCGGCGAGGGCGCGGCGGATGGCGGTGAGGCTCACCCAGGAGCGGCCGGTTTCGGCGGCGAGGCGGGTGTAGGCGTCGACGATGCGGGCCTCGGTGGCGATGGTGATCATTGGTGGCTCTCCTCTCGATTTCGATACTGAGTATCGTAATCTCCTTCTGAGGATTACGCAACAGAGTTTCGCTACTTTTTTTCGCGCCTCGGTTTCGCTACCCTGCCGTGCATGAATGAACTCACCGCCGTCGCCACCGCGAGCGAGCGTTACCTCGCCAGCCAGGCCGCCGCCGACGCCGACAAAGAAGCCCTCTTCGCCGCCTGGGTGGCCGCCGTGCAGGCTGGGCGAACGCCAGAGCAGATCGCACAGCACTGCACCTTCACGGCCGCCTACGTGCGCCGCATCGTGCGGGAGCGGGGGGCGCCGCCGCTGCCGCGCGGGCCCAAGTCGCGCAAGCAGCCGGCCGAGTAGCTTCACCGCCGCGCCCGGATCGTCCGGCAGGTCCCGTGTGCGCAGTCGGCGCACGCGGGCCCGGCCGGAACGGGCACGTCGGCGACCAGGTCGAGCACGTCGCCGACGCGGTACAGCGGTACCCAGCGCCCGCGGCCGTCGCGCTGGGTGCCGCGGGCGTGCAGCTGCCCGCGGTGGGCCCACTGCCGGATCCGCTCGGGGGTGACGGGACGGCCAAGGCTGGTCACGGCCCGGGCGATCTCCGTCGCGGTCTCCAGCACGTCCTCGGCGGCGTCCAGGAGCCACTCCCGGCGCTGGTGCACCCGGTAGTGGGCGCCGCAGGCCTTGCAGGTCACCCAGGCCGCTCCGGGGGCCGCGTAGAGGTCGGCCCCGCAGGGGGCGCCGCCGTCGAGCTCGCCGGCGCACGGCCCGACGTACACGCGGTCGCCGAGGGGTGCGACGGCGGCCTCGGCGTGCCGTACGGCCGCGGTGAGCTCGTCGACGGCTTCCGGGCCCTCGGGCAGGTGCCGGAGAGTCTCGGTCCGGTAGGCGAGCCACTCGGCCATCGCGGGCAGCGTGTCGGCCGGCGGGTGGTGGTGGGCGAGGTCGTCGAGGAGGACGCGCACCCAGCCGGTCAGGGTGTTGCGCAGCACCCAGATGGCCTCGCTCGCGGCGTAGCCGAAGGCGAGGGGCTGCTCGTCGCCGTGGCGGCCGCCGCTGCCGCCGAGCTTGGCCTGCCGCGCGAGCGCGGTGTCGAGCTCGTCGACCAGGTCGCCGTCGACGAGGCGGACGAGGTGCTCATGCAGGTGCCAGGCGCAGGCGGGGCAGACGTAGGCGTGATCGGGGACGGGGCGGCCGCAGCAGCCGCAGCGCACGAGGACGGCCACGTCAAGCCTCACCGTCCGCCGCGGCGTGGTTGTACGGGCTGCGGGCGAGCGGGTGGCACTGCTGGCAGCGGGCCATGGTGCCGCCGGGCAGCTCCATGAGCCGGGTGCGCATGTCGCAGTAGCCGCACCAGGCTGGCGTCTGGCGGCCGCGCGGGGGTGGCTGCTGGCCGGTGTCGGGGGGCAGGAAGTCGGCCGGGCGTTCGGTGATGGCCCGGGTGACGTAGGCGACGCGGCTGGCGCGTACGGTCCGGCCGGTGAGGATCTGCTGGCGGACGCGTGCCGCCCACTCGGGCGGCACGGTCTGCCCGGTGTGTTCCTGGAGGAGTTCGATGATCGCGTTGTCGATCGTCTGGTCGTCGTCGGGTCCGTTCGCGCGCGCGTTACGGCGAGACGATGACTGACTAGTAGTACCGTCCCAGTCCTTCGTCCCAGTCCCTTCGGGACTGGGACTGGGACTGGGACTGGGGGGATTCGCCCCCGAATCGCTACCCGACTCGGGTACCTGATCGGGGGGGCGATTCGCGGGGCGAGTCGGGGGGCGATCCTGTTTTGCCTGGCAGAACCCGCACTTGGGGTCAATTCGGCCTTTATCCACATGCCAGCGGCGGTGATTTCCGAGAGCTCCACCCGATGCCATCTTGGAGCGCCTGGCGATCGCCTCGTCTCGGGTCTGATTCCGGGGCGATCCGTCGGCGTCCGCGTGCCACTGGTGGAACTGGTAGCCGCCTCGGCTCCGCTTCCACAGCCCCGCGCCGACGAGCTCCTTCGCCAGCTCGACCTGGCCGCGCGACAGTGACGGGAGCACGTGGTCTGGGACGAAACCATCGGTGAGATGTTCGTTCGACCACGAGCCGGCCACGGTCCACAGCCCGATCGCCGCGAGCGAGGCAGCCATCTGCTTGGGGTGGGAGTGGAACGAGTCGTCCACCGGGAAGTAGGGCATTTGCTGTGTGCTCCCCCTAGAAGTGCGTGCAGGGCGAAGGCCCGCCCGGCGCGGGTCGGTGTGGCCGGGCGGGCCGCGGGGTGATCTACATGTGGCCGTGGTCCTCCTACTCGCGCCGGGTGAGGGCCTGCTTGGCGGCGTGGTACTCCTCGGTGGGCGGGCGGCCGGAGGAGTAGTTGGGGTGGCGCCAGGCGCCGATCACGTCGCCGGGCCGGGAGTCGTCCTCGGCGGCGACGGCGGGGAAGAGGCGCAGGATCCGAGCCCAGGGCCAGCCTTGGTGTTCGAGGTGGCGGAGGACCTGGAGGATGTCGCCCTCGCGCCAGTCGGGCCGGGTGCGGGCGAGCAGGCGCAGCAGCTCGTCGGTTGCGCGGCGCGGCTCACTGGGCACGGACGCCTCCGAGGATGGCGCGGGCCACGGCAAGCGCCATCCCGGTCGCGCCGGACGGGGCTCGACCGGGGCCGACGAGATCCCAGGTGATCGCCGCCACGTCGAGCAGGGCGGCGAGCGGCTCGGCCCAGGCCGGGTTGGCGAACGCCATCCAGGCCCAGTCGGCGTCGGTGACATACACGCCGTCGCCGCCGCCGTCCGGGTAGCTCTTGGCGACGTCGGCGGCGTAGCGCGAGTCGCGCTCGGTCTGCCCTTCGGAGAGCATCCAGCGGGGGTACAGGTCGCAGTCGGCGACGAACCACGGGCCGCGCGTTGTGCCCTCGGCCATCTCGCGCAGTTTCGCGGCGGCCGTGCGGAGCTCCTCGGCGGGGGTCTCAGTCATCGACGCTCCCGAGCGCGGCGGCGAGCGCGGCCGCGGTCTCCTCCGCGATCGCCGCCTCCTCCGCGTGCCGCTTCGCGTCCAGCTCCCGCAGCCCGCCCTCGCCGAGCAGCATGAACGCGTGCGCCTCCTCCTCGTCGGCCGGGCGCACGACCACCGCGGCGCCCGGATTCGCGGCCAGGACCAAGGCGAGCTCGCGGGGGAGGTCCTCACTGTCCAGGACGCGCAGCTCGTGCTCGGTGGCCACGAACAGCCGCCAGTAACGGTCGTCGTAGACCGTCGGGACGATCTGCATGTCCGCGTCGTAGAGCGCGTCGCAGACGACGCCGGCGTCGACGCTGGCCCCGTCCAGGGCGTTGCGGATGGCGTCGTGCAGCCCCTGCACCGTGGTGATCGGCATTAGTCGTCCCCCTCGGCCACGGTCTGGTGCAGGATGCGCAGCTGCCGGTTGGCGTCCTCGGCCGAGTGGATCTCGTCCAACGTGCCGCTCGCGGTCCGCAGGCGGTACATGCTCTGCTGGGCGCGGCGCAGGTGGTCCTCCTGGTCGCGGGTGGCGATCTCCAGGCCGGTGATCCGCAGGTACGCCGCGGGGGCCGCCTCGACGTCGGGGGTGACGTCGACGCGCTTCACGGAGGTGAGCTCGACGATCGCGACGACGTTGTTGCCGAGCTTGCCGAGGCGGGCCTCGTACGGCTCCAGCAGGCGCTTGATGGCCTTGGTGAGCTTGGAGTCGAGCTTGATGTCGGGCACGGGTTAGCCCTCCTGGTGGTCGATGATGACGACGCCCGGGTGCTGGGCGCGGCGGACGTTGAGTGCGGCGGCCGCTTCGGGCGTGAACAGGGCCTGGCGGTCGGGGTGGCCGAGGTTGGAGGCCAGCACCTTCGCTACGCATGCGCAGGCGTCCCACTCGCGCTTGGTGAGGTGGCCAGCCTCGTCCTTCTCGGTGACGGAGACGATCACGGGGCGGCAGGTCACAGGGTCACGACCCCTCTCGTCTTGCTGGCGCGCATGCGGCGACGCTCGTATGCGGTGGTGCCGCCCCAGATGCCGTACTGGCCCAGGGGGTTGTTCAGGGCGAAGTTCAGGCACTGCCTACGAACCGGGCAGGCTGCGCAGATCGCGAGCACGTCTGTGGGGGATGCATGCTCGGGGAAGAACCACTCGGGGTCCACCCATGGCTCTTTGCAGCGCGCTCGCCGATGCCAGTCGATCTCCCGGCTCACAGGGTCACGACCCCTCGCGTCATGTCGTTGATGCGCTGCGCGAGGCGGGCGTTGGTCTCCTGCGTGCGGAGCATCTCCTCCCGCTCCCCGAACGGCGTGCCGTCGCGCAGTTGCCGGGTCAGGGACGCGATGCGGGCCTCGTACTGCTCGGCCTGCTCCTTCAAGGCCCGGTCGGCCTGCGCCAGGTCCTCGCGCAGCATGTCGGCGTGCTCGTGGAGCTGGTCGATCAGCACCTGGCAGCCGCAGGGGGCCTCGTCCTCGTCCTCGTTCGCCATCGCGTCGAGCGCAGGGGCCGCCTCCGGCCACTGCCACGGCCAACGCCACTTCATGAGACTCTCCAGATCTGGATTACGGCGCCCGGCCGGTCGAGGGCGAGCGGGTGCCCGGGGTAGAACTTGCGGACTCGGCCGTCGACGACCTGCGCGTCGTCGGCCCAGACGGAGGCCTGCGTCAGCGCGTCGCCGATCGCGCGGCCGTGGTGGTCCCAGTCGCCGGAGCTGCGCGTCACGGGCAGGGCCCGGGGCGAGGCGAGCGGCGGCAGGGTGACGGTCATCAGGACCACGTACGCGCCCTTGAGGCGCCCGTGGTCCTTACGGGGCACCCCACAGGTCACGCACGGCCCGGAACGGCCCTTGCGCTCCCTGGTGGGCGGCCGGTGCTCATGCGTGCCGAGGACATCCATCGCGGCATCCCGCACGGCGGCGCGCCACGGCCGCAGGGCCTTGTCGTTGCTGTAGTAGCCGCGGCCGCCGCCGTTGTAGGAGATCGCGCCCTGCGGCGCCGGCGTGCCGTATGCGGTGATCGTGATGAGCGGGGCCCCGGAGGGCGCGGTGTAGGCCGCGCCCTCCGAGGTGACGAGGTCGAGCTGCCTCACGTGCCGCTCCCGCGCTTGCCGAGGTGCTGCAGCCGCTTCTCTTCGACGATCACGCGCATGCTCTGCCGCTCGATCGTGTGGCCGCAGGTGCATGTGGCCTCGTAGCCGGCCGCGCCGGGGCAGTCCTCGCCGAGGCGGGGCCTGCCGTCCGGGCCGAACCTGTGCGTGCAGGTGGTGCCGTCGGCGTGGACGCGGCGGATCGGGCAGCGGTGGCGCGTCGGGCGGTCGTCACCCATCGGTCTTCACCACCTGCAGCACGGGCCGGTCGGCCGGCTCGATCGCGCCGAGCTGCTCCATGAAGCCGTGGAGCTCGGCCGCCGCCATGCGGTAGTTGCCCGCGTGGCCGAGCCCGTTCCACGACTCGGCCAGGCCGAGCGCTCCGATGCGGAGGCGGGTGGCGTAGTCGAGCGCGGCGCTGCGCTCGTTCACCGCCTCGGCCGCCTGGGCGCGCAGCTCGGCGATGGTGCCGGACATCGCGCCGATCTCGGCCGCCTGGTCGGCGATGATCCGGCGCAGGTCCTCAACTTCGGCGTGGTGATCGAGGAGCAGCTGTGCACGGGACTTACCGAAGAAGCCCATCAGCCCTTGCCGCCCTTCTGGGCGTCGCGCCAAGCCAGCAACTCGGCGACCGGTGAGCGCACCGGCTCGGCGAACGCCGGGTCAACCTCGGCAGTGAGGTATTCGGCGAACCCCCGCGCCTCCTGCTCCTCACCGAACGGCCCGTAGATCAGCTGTGCGCCTCGGTCTCCGAACGGCAGTCTGACGATCCACATCATCAGAACCCGCCCTCGGGCCTATTCACCGGCGGCCAGTCGTCGCCCCAGCCCTCGTCGGCCGGCGGCGCGGGCGGCTCTTCCGGGTCGCGCGGCGGCTCGGGCTGCTCGCTCTTCTCCTGGCCCTGCTCCGACTGCCCGTTCGGCTCGTCGGCCGGCTGCAGGGCGGGGCCCTCCGGCTCGTCGACGACCTCGCCGTCGACGATGTCCTCGGGCAGGACGACGTCGGCGAGGTCGATCTCGCCCGCCTCGTTCTCCCGGCCGATCAGGTCACGCAGCTCCGGTGAGGACGGCACCCAGTCGGCCAGCCGGCGCACCGCGGACTTGCGCCACATGGCGTCGAAATCCGTGTGCCACGTCGAGTTGCGCTTGCCGTTGGACTCGGCGAACGCGTAGTTCTTCGACCGTTCGTCGCGGATCTTCTCCGCGTCCTCCCGGGTCAGGAACACGATCTTCGAGCGGGCGCCGGACTTCATGGTCGCGAACGCGTACACGAGCACGGGCTTGCCGCGGTCGCCGAGGAGGTTCGGCTTGTGCCGGAAGCCGCCGCCGTCGCCGATGCTGTAGTCCCACTCGTCGTTCTCGTGGATGAACTCGGCCGTCACGCTGGCGACCTGACCGGAGCGGTACATCAGCTCGACCAGGCCCTGCCACTGCGCGATGAACGTCGCCTTATCGCCCATGGGCACGATGGCCGCCTGCTTGGTGCCAGGCTCCAGGCCCAGCCGGGCGGACTCCATCAGGGCGGCCAGGACGCTCGACGGGTCGCAGTCCAGCAGCTTCGGGCTCTTCTGCATGCAGGTCAGCGCCATGCGCAGGAACCGGTCGACGCCGATGTGCTTGGGCAGTGCCATGGCGAACTGCGGCTTCATCTGCTGCATGAGCGCGCGGGCGTTGGCGGTCTTGGCCTTGATCGCCAGTTCCTTGCTCGCCTTGCCGGTCTGGCGCTGGCCGCGGCCGCCGTTGCGGCGCTCAGCGACGCGGCCCCTCAGATCGTTCGTCACGCCTTACCTCCGGGGATACGCAGCACGCGGGCGCGGCAGGCCCGGTACTCGTCGGGGTGGTTCGTCTTGATGGCGTCGAGGTCGAGCACCTCGACGGTCTTGCGGCAGCGGGCCGCCAGCTCGGGGAAGCGCTGCTCGAACTGCTTGGTGGAGAAGGTGCCGTTGCGCTTCCACGTCACCGCCGGGTCGCCGCCGATCACGCCGACCTCGGCCGGGCCGAGCAGATCCTTGAGCTGGTTCTCGACGGCCGCGAGGTCCTCCTCGCTGGCCTTGATCTGGGCGCGGATCTTCTCCCGCTCCGCGATCAGCGCGGTGGTCGTGGCCGCGTCCACCGCGGTGATGGAGTCCGCGGCGGTCTCCCACAGGCGGGCCATCAGCTCGGTGTTCGCTGGAGACCCGTCGACCGGCGGGGGGTTGCCCTCCCGCACGGCCTCCATGAAGTCGCCGGCGATGCCGACGAGGTCGTCGAGGAGTTCCTCGTCGCGGTCGATCCGGAAGTGCTTGAAACGGTTGCCGCCGATGAGCGCGGCGACGTGGGCGTGGCCGTAGCCGGTGACGCCGATTCCCCAGTGCGTCTGCAGGGCGGGCCCGTCCGGGACGCCGTCCTCCCACTGGTCCGCCTGGTAGGCCGAGCGCGTCTTGATCTCCACGAAGCACGGGCCGTCAGGGCAGCCGAGCACGCGCCGGTCGAGGTTGACCATGCGCCACTCGTCGTCGACGTGGCGAAGCATGCCGATACGGCGGACCCGGGTTCCGGTCGCGGCCGCGAACCGCCGGGCGACGACCGCCTCAAGCTCGTTGCCGAACTCGGCCGCCTCTTCCAGCTCCGGGGAGCGGGGGAGGTCGGGGAGCTCGCCCCGCTTGTCGTGGTAGAGCTCCCGCTCGGAGGTGTAGCGGTCGAGGCCGACCATGGCGGGCACGTCGGAGCCGCAGATGCCGAGGCGGCGCAGGGTCAGCCATTCGTGGCGGGGCAGCCCGACGGGCGCGATCTGCACGCCCGTGGGGGTGACCCGACGGTGGGTCGTGCTCACAGCGCCCTCAGCCCCTCGACGACGCGCTGGAGAACGCCGGTGTCGACGCCGGGCGGCAGCGACGGGCGGGCGGCGTGCCGCGGGGCCGGGATCTGCTCGACGCGGCGGCCGTCGATCCGGGCGTTGGCGGCCGCCCGGGCGGCGCGCTGCGCCGCGGTCGGCGGCTCGAACGCGTGCCCCGGGCGGGCGGGCATCCAGAACAGGGAGTGCGTGCTCTGGACGTGCCCGCACCAGCGGCAGCCGTCCAGGGGACGGCGCATCCCATCGGGCCAGCGGATCAGCGAGCGCCGCTGACCGGTGTCCGGGTCGATCGTCAGGTAGCTCACCGCCACCCCCTCGGCCGTCCCTGCCACACCGTGCGAGGGCTGTCGGTGGCCTTGCGGAGGACGGTCGTGCGGTACCACGCGGGGTGGCCGTCGCCGAAGTCGACGAACACGATCGGGTTGCCGGACCGCAGGACTGCGTGCGCGGCCGGTGCCCCGTTCAGCAGATCCACGGCGATCGGGTCACGCGGCGCGCACAGCGCGATGGTGCCGGTGCGGCGCGTGCTGGTGTGCTGCACCTTGAGGTTCAGTGGCCAGAGGTTGGCCAGGTGCGGGAGGTTCACTCGTCTCCTTCGAGAATGAGGGCGATCTGCCGGCGGGCGATCGCGAGGCGGTCGGCGTCGGTGTCGCCGGTGCGCAGGTCGCCGAGCCAGGAGGTGTGCTCGGCGATGGCGGGGTCGGCGGCCGCGACCTGCTCGGCGTGCTCGGCCCGGGCGGTGCGGGAGAACGCGAGGGTGAGCAGGTGCGGGAGCTGGCGGCGGCCGCCGCGCTGGCCGGTCATCGTGCGCTGCCCACATGAGCGAGCAGGCGCCGCTCGGCCTTCTGCCAGGGCAGGGTCACCGCGGCGTCGTAGACCGCGATCACTTCGGCGCGTTCGCACTCGACGCTCACGTCGGGCAGGTCCGGGTCGGGCCAGACCTCGCCGATCGGACGCGCGACGTACAGCGCGCCGCGGCCGACCTGGAGGCCGTGCTCGGCCTTCGCGGTCCAGCAGGCGGCGTACGCGCGGGCGAGCTCGCGGTCGCGGGTGAGGTAGACCCGGTCGGTTCGCATGCGGTCGGTCTCGACGCCGTTGTCGTGGGGGTCGAAGCCGGTCAGGGCGATCAGGATGTCGCTGCTGGTCGCGATGCCGGTCTGGGCGGGCGGCAGCAGCAGGTCACCGGGTTGGAGGCCGGGTGCGCCACCATGCCACAGGCGCTCGTCGGGGCGGCCCATCAGCCCTCCAGGGGGTGGCGGGACTCGCCGGTCTCGACCGGGTCGTCGAAGCCGAGCGCGGCGGGCGTCAGGGCCGGGACGGTCGCGCGGCGGGCCCGCTCGGCGTCGATGCGGGCGGCCCGCTCGTCCTCGTCGGCGCGCAGCTCGCTCACGAGCGCCGCACGCGCGCGGCGCAGCTCGGCGATCGCCGCGTCGATGTGCTCCACGGCGTCGTGCCCGACGGCGACGTACGGGCGGGTGCCGGAGCCGGACTTGGCCGCCCACAGGGTGTTGTCGCGCAGGGCGAGGTGGAGCTGCACCACGGCGGCGCCGAGGGTGGTGTGGACGCTCACGCGGTCTCACCGCCGCGGGGCGACCAGTGGTCGGCGAGCCACTCCATGCGGGCCGCGTCCAAGGCGGCCGCGAGCTCGGAGTGCGGGGGAGGCACCAAGACGGGCTCCTCGTAGGAGATGATGGACATGCGTGGATTCCTTCGGGGATCGGGCCCCCGCAGCCGGCGGAATCGGCTGCCGGGGGCTTTCCTGTTTCAGGACAGGCCGAGCAGCTCGCGCAGCTTGGCGGTGGGGATCATGATCAGCTTGCCGACGCGGATGGTCGGGATGTCGTCGCTGTGCGCCGCCTTGTAGGCGGACGCCCGGGACATGCCGAAGATGAGGCCCATCTCGGGAACGGTCAGCAGCGGCTGGACCTCGGGGTCGGGGACCGGCATGCGGGGCCGGAGGGGCCGGCCGGTCTTCTCGCGGGTGGCAGTGGCCATTTCGGGGGTCACTTTCTAGTCGTGGGGGCGGGCTCGCGCAGGAGCGCGCCGAGTTCGACGTGCAGCTCTCCGGCGATGCGCTCGGCGAGGTTCAGAGATGGGCTCTTGACCTCGCGCTCGACCTTTGACAGGTAGGGCGCTGTCACGCCGATTCGCTCGGAGAGCGCGGCGATGGTCAGCCGTTGGGCGCGGCGGATCGCTCGGATCGCGCGGCCGTTCTGGGTGACCGTAATCACGGGTGGCACGGAGACAAACTAGGACTGGAGTCCATTTGAGTCAAATCAAGTCTCATGCTTTAGGACTCATCTGGATCCGTTATGACTGCGTCGCCAAGAAGGTAAGGCCCGTGTAACCTGCACAGATATCGAGTCACAATGAGTCTTGACGGAGTCCTATTCAGTCCAAGAGGATCGCGGCAACGTCAAGCTGTGCATACGGGCCCACCTGTACACGCAGGCGCGACGGGCGAGGGAGAGGACCATGTCTGGGGCCGCAGACGACTGGAAACGCCTGGGCGACCAGCTGGTCGCCAGGCGTGTAGAGCTCAACGACGCCTGGAGCAACCGCTCCACGTTCACGCAAGACACAGGCGTGGACTACCGCGTCGTCTACGACCTGGAGAAGGCCAGGCGGACGAACTTCTCGCCAGCGATGATCCGTCGCCTGGAGAAGGCCTACCAGCTGCGCGCCGGCGCAATCCACGCGATCCTCGCCGGCGACGACATCGCGCTATGGGGGAGCGAGGTCGACGAGCGCCGGGCCCGGGAGGCTCGCGACGGGCTGCGCGTGCGCTCGGTCGTGGAGGACGGGTTCGAGGCGTTCCTAGTGGAGGCGAAGGATGCGATCCGTCAACTGCCGCCGGAACAGCGGGAGGAGGCGGAGCGGACCACGGTCCGTCTCTTGCGGGCGATGCTGCGGGACATGGGCGCCGACATCTAA